CTGTCATACCAAATGGATTTACATCTGCTACTACTTTTACAGATGGAGCTTTTGAAATCAGAGATGTAACCACACATACTTTTAAAATTACAGCACCCACTGTAGCAGTTAACCCTGGAGGCTCAGGCACTGGATCAGCAACTGTAAGACCTTACGTAATTGTAGGACCAACTTTTCAAACTCTAGGTTATGGATGGGGAACTTATTTATGGGGTGATTCTGCATGGGGTACGGCACGAACAGTAAGCAACGTGACTCTGGATCCAGGAAACTGGAGCCTTGATAATTTTGGAGAAGTATTGGTAGCAACTATATTTGATGGTAAAACTTTTACTTGGGATGCTGGAGCTGCAGCGCCTAGAGGAAATCGCGCTTCTATAACCACTACTAATTTTAACACCACAAACAATCCTACAGCTACACGAATAACTCTTGTATCTGATAGGGATAGACACTTATTTCATTTTGGAACCGAAACAACTATTGGAGACTCAACCACACAAGATCCGATGTTTGTAAGATTTTCTAACCAGGAAGATTTAAATACTTACGCACCCACGTCTACAAATACAGCTGGTACTTTTAGACTAGATACAGGAAACAAGATTATGGCTGCTATACAAGGTAAAGATTATGTGTTCTGTTTAACAGATCAAGCAGCTTATGTTATTCAATTTGTTGGTCCACCATTTACTTTTTCTGTGAGGCAGGTGGGTACAAACTGTGGATGTATAGGTCAACATGCTGTATCTTACGCAAACGGAGCTGTGTGGTGGATGTCAGCTGAAGGTGGATTCTTTGTCTTTGATGGTACTGTTAAATCATTACCATGTTTAGTTGAAGACTTTGTATTCAGTACAGATGGAACTAATCTAGGTATCAACTATGGAGCTGCTGATATTGTTTACTCATCTCCCAACGCTTTATATACAGAGATTAATTGGTTCTATCCTAAATCTGGATCAGAGCAAATTGATAGATGTGTAACTTATAACTATTCAGAAAATGTATTTACAACCTCATCCTTAGATAGATCAACTTATCAAGATCAGGGTGTATACCCTGAGCCTTATGCTACAGATTACAACGCTTCAGACACTCCTGTTTTTGCCGCTATTAGTGGCATAACTAATTTATACGGAGCTTCTATTTATTATTGTCATGAAAAAGGTGATGACCAAGTCAACAGTTCTGGCACAACATCTATTGATGCGTTTATTAAATCTGGAGATTGGGACATTACATCTAGACGAAGCGCTTTGGGTCAACAAACCGGAGTTGTTGATTATAGAGGAGATGGAGAGTTTTTTATGTCAGTTAAAAGATTTATACCCGACTTTAAATACTTACGTGGTAATTCGCAGGTTACATTATTTTTAAATGATTACCCTGACAATGCTCCCGTAGGATCACCACTTGGACCCTTTACAATAACGTCTACCACTGATAAAGTAGATACTCGAGCTAGAGGTCGATTAGTTTCAATTCAAATAGCCAATACTTCAACAGGGGAGTCTTGGAGATACGGAACCTTTAGACTAGATGCACAACCGGATGGAAGAAGATAATGGCAACACCAATTAGTTATGGAATAGGTATATCAGACCAAAACTTACAAGCTATGTTAAATAGCGATACACCTGAGATTAGACAACAAGCAGAAAATTATCTAGCGGCTGCTCAAAACCAGCAACAAGAAAAAACAGGTATTTTACAAAGAATAGGAGATTTCTTTTTTCCACCTGCAGCTAGTGCAGAGCCAGAGTTTAATGTTATTACAGGTGAGCCTATTAAAAATAATGTTCAATATTATCCAGGCACCACTGTACCAATACCTATGCCTTTTTCTTCAGGCATGCAAAGTAATTTTCCTTTTAAATCTGTAGAAGAATTACCAACAAAAATAAATTATGGAAGTGCTGATGATGTATATCCAGAAGCTATCAAAGGTGGTATTACAGAGTCAACAGTAGGACAAACATTTGAAGCTCCATTTGTAATGGCAGGCGGTCAAAAATTTGCTTTAGGTGATCCAAGAATAGACGAACAAAGAAATTATTTTACTAGACCAACAGGTATCATGACACAAGCAAAAGATTTCTTTACTAAAACTGTACCAAACATAGCTTCTAGCGCAATAGATTTTATACCAGGTATGAGATTTATAAAAAGTTTAGATAGATTTGATACTCTTCCGTATGAAGATAGAAAATTTATTAAGTCTGCTATGGATCTAAAGAATGTTCCGGGCAGTGGAATATATGTAGATCCTAATACTGGTCTTTTAAAAGATGTAAGAGGTAAAAATGTTAGAAGTCTTATGGGTAACTATGCAGAATCTATTGAAAACGATTATGCAAAAAAAGCGGAGTCTATTGACAAATCTAAAGATAGATGGACCGAAAAGTATGGTGATTTAAATAATACAAATGAATATGGTAAAACTTGGAACGAGATGAATAAAAAGAATGTAAGTGACTTTGCTTTCTTAACTAGTATGAAAGCTAAATTTGATAAACAAAAAGCTGAATTAAAAGAAAAAATAAAGAAAACTAAATCTATAAATATTCATGGTGGCGATAAACCTACTTCTCCATCAGGTGGTGGTGACGGTAAATATGGAGTAGGCGCTGATGGTCAGAAATCTTATGATTTTGGACAAGGATTTGGTGTTAGCGCAACAACGGGAGGTCCTGTAAGTAATAGAACTGGTAGAGGAAGACAAGATTACTAATGGCAAAAGTAACAGCATACATACCTGAACCGGCACCAGAGTACGAAGCAGAAAACCAAAGACAGATTATTGAGGCGTTAGCTACCATGCAACAACAACTTAATTTTTCTTTTCAACAAGATTTAAAAAACGAGCAAGAGGCATTTAACTATTTTTTAGCATGAGTATATTTTACAAAAATCAAGGTTTCAAACAAGCTGATGCAAGCAAGACTACAGTGCTTACTTGCCCTGTTGATGGCACAATTATAGTTAAAAGTATCTATTGTGCAAACAACGATGCATCATCATCTATTTTAGTAAACATGAATTTTGTTGATTCATCTGATTCAAGCACTGAATATGAATTTTTTAGAGATGACGTACCAGGTAAGTCGCAAGTAAATGCCTCACCTGAGGGCTTGAATTTAGAAGCAGGTGATGCTATAACTGTGCAAGCAGCTACAGGCAGTAATAAAATACAAGGCCTTATAAGTTATGCTTTAATAAACAGAGAGAATGAAAACGGATAACATAATTAAGATAGATTGCACTACGATAACTACGTGGCGTAATACTAAAACTAACGAAGTGTTTAAAGAAAAGAAAGAAGGACCTGATATAGTACAAGATGTAACTGTTCAGGTATCTCCGAAAGGCTTAGACATGATACAGAAAGCGATGAGTAATAACAATGATAAATCAAAAACCTAACGGCGGAACTGAATTACAAGAAGACTATTTAAAAAAATATGTCGATAATAAATTATTAAGTGAAGTACAGATCTGTACATCTGTACCAGAAAAAATACCTTTACATCCTACAAAAGTAAATATCCTATGGCAAAAGAATTCTTACGATCAAGGTAATCTATATCCATGGTTTAAAGATAAATCTAATCACGACAAGTACGACTGGTATGTATTTAATAGTCATTGGACTTATGAAAAATTTAGAACATACTTTGATATTCCTACACATAAATCTGTAGTAATAAAAAACGGTATAGATAAAATAGGTAGATCTACACCTTACGAAAAAGGTAAGCCTATAAAAATTATTCATCAGAACACACCTTGGAGAGGATTGTCTGTATTGTTGGGAGCTATGCAGTTAGTTAAGAATCCATTAATAAGTTTAGATGTATATTCATCTACAGAAATATACGGCAAAGATTTTTACGAGGCAAACGATCATAACTACAAAGACCTGTATGAACAAGCTAGACAATTACCAAATGTAAATTACATAGGATACAAACCAAATAGTTTTATAAAGGACCACTTACATACTTATCACATGTACGTATACCCTAGTATATTTGAAGAAACGTTTTGCATATCTTTATTAGAATGTATGGCTGCAGGGTTGTATTGTATCACAACTAATTATGGTGCATTGTTTGAAACAGGTGCAGAGTTTCCTATGTATGTTCCTTACGAATCAAATTACAGAAACCTAGCTCAAAAGTTTGCAATGGGTATTGAAGCAGCTGCTAATACTTTACACGAAGAACAAATACATAATCATTTAGAGTGTCAATCTGCATATGCACAGGCCTATTATGGTTGGAATAAAATAGGCACTTCTTGGAAAAGATTTTTAGAAGGAGCAATAAATGCAAAAAAGTAATAAGGCCTCGGGCCAAAACAATGAACCCATCTGGTTTACTAAGCCAACTCAAACTGGGGACACAGAAGTAACTACAATAAATATTGGGACTAAGTCTCAATATAAGATAATGGTATGTACTCCCTGTCATAGCGATGTATCAATGCACTATGCACAAGCTGTTTTAAAATTTCAACAAGACTGCATGCAAAGAAAAATACTTGTAAGTTTTACATTAATGAAATCGTCATTAGTTACGCAGGGTAGAAATTTATGTGTGGCTGAAATGATAAATCACCCAGATCATTATACGCATTTATTGTTTATAGACTCAGATATTGACTTTCAGTCCAAGACTATCTTTACTATGTTAGACAAAGACAAGGATGTTATTGGTTGTCCATATCCTATGAAAACTTTTGATTGGGATAAAACATGGAGAAGAACCACAACAAAACACAGAGCTATTAATGACAAAGATGATCTATCAAGAGCTGGCTATACGTTTCCTTTAAAAGTAGAAGACCCACAAAAAATAGAAGTAAATGATGGAGTTGCTGAAGTAACTCACGCTCCTACTGGCTGTATGTTAATTAAGAGAGAAGTTATAGAAAAGATGATGAAACATTACCCAGAGCTAGAGATATATCAACCCACTATAATCAATGGTAATACAGAGAAAAAAGAGAACATGTTTAATCTTTTTGATACTCTTCATGACCCTAAGACTAAAAGATACTTTGGAGAGGACTTTGGTTTCTGTCAAAGATGGTCTGATATGGGTGGTAAAATTCATATATATGTTAAAGATTATATTACACACGTTGGTGAATACTCTTATTGTGGTAGGTTTTGGGACGACTTGTACCAAGGAAGTCAACCTCTCAAAGGTGTTGACGATAGCCAAAAAATCAAATAAAGTGTGATATTTCAGGATAAGTACGCCTGCCATTCAAACTTAAATACGACAAAATTATGGCATTAACAGACACTAAAGCATCGAAAACATTTGTAGCAGGGGCACCAGATATCATTCTAAAAGGCGATTATAGACGTGATAAGCCAGAGATGAAGATGGCTTCTGATGATATGAATGAAAGATTTTTAGAACAACTATACGAACAACTTTTAGACGAAGGTTTTTCTCCAGAAGAAGCGGCTAAAAAAGCTAGACAACTATTTGAAGAAAGATCTATGGCCGATGGTGGCAGAGCACAATACGGTCTAGGTAGTATTGTTAAAGGTGTTAAGAAAGCTGTTAAAGGTGTAGGTAAAGGTATTAAAAGTTTAATTAGTTCTGATGCTGGTAAGTTAGCTTTATTAAATTTTGCACCCATGTTAATACC